GACCTTCGAGATGGGGTGTCCGTTCGTCGCCGGCGACCTCGTCCGCTGCAAAGTCGAAGGCGGCGCGGCTTCGAAATCCTACTGGGTCGAGATCGCCTCGGTAGAGGGCGGTGTGGCGAGGGTCGCCGCCTCGGAGTTCGGGGATGCGCTGCCGGCCGTCGGCGACGAGTGCGTGCTGATGGGCAGCACGTCCGATCCGCAGCGTCAGGGATTGATCCTGATCTCGGCGACCGATGACGGGCAGCCGCGCATCGATGTAATGAACGGCGTGAGCGGCAAGACGCTCGCCGGCTGTCTTCATGCCCGCATGGGCAATCTGGACGGCATCGCCGATTCGTGGTTCCCCGCAGACGACCAGCCGCACGGCTACGGCCTGTATGCGGACAACGCCTATCTGCGCGGCCGTTTTCTGCTCACCACGGGTGAGGATGTCCTGACGAAGTTCGAGGTGATGGAGGGTACGATCCGTTCGAGCGTCGAATCGATGCGCAACGACTTCACGACGGGTCAGAGTTTCCTGAACAACCCGAACTTCGGCAATGGCATGCGCTACTGGGACTCGGACAACGACATCGCCTTCTTCACGCTCGGCGGGAAGTGGCTGTGGGTGAACGGCGCTCCCTATTCGAACAAGGGCAGCTACGCAGGCGTCGAGTATGTCGACGGCCGCACGGTGATGTGCATCAACAACAACTACATCCTCCAGAAGAACGCCGACTTCAAGACACGGCCGGCCTACGAGCCGGGGCTGGACGGGCTGCTCAAGGCCAAGCCGGTGTTCCTCACGTTCTTTTACAAATGCACGGAGCCGGGGACGCTCGACATTGTGTTCGAAGGTGTCGACCAGACGGGATTTCAGAACTTTCAGGAGTTCCGCATCACGCAGGATATCGCCGCCGGCGAAGGTTACCGCACGTTCGAAGGCAGCGGCTTGTGGAACGGTACGGGCGACTTCCGGCTGTCGTTCAGCGGCAAGATGTATCTCTACATGCTGATGCTGTCGCTCGACCACATCGAGGATTTCGTCTATTCGCACAAGACGCTCTTCGAGCAGACCGACCTGCTGGTGAAGATCGCCACGGAGTCGTTCGACAAGGACGGGAATCTCGTCAACACGACGGGGCTCGTCAGCCGTGAAGACGTCGCCGGGATGTACGCCATTGCCGGGGACGGCACGCTGCAGTCGTTCGTCGGCGCCTCGGCGGAGGGTGTCTTCATCAAGGCCGGCAGCATCAAGCTGGAGGGTTTGGTCACGGCGAACGGGAACTTCAGGATTCTGGAGGACGGAAGCATCGAGGCCGCCAACGGAGTCTTCAAGGGCGAGATCGAGGCTACGAGCGGAACTATCGGGGGCTTCGAGATCGGCCGGAACCGCATCGGAGCCGTTGCGTCGCAGACCGGCTCCGGGGGCAGTTTGGCTATTTACGAGAATTTTTTCCGCGTGGGCGGCGATTCGGGCTATGCGATGCTGGGCAACGACGTGATCCCGGCCTCGGCCGGCGGAGCTTTTAGTGCGGTCGGCCGCATCGTGAACCAGAAGCAGAACGCGGATGCGCAATGGGGCTTCGACGCCGCGAACTACGGCCTGTTCATCGACGTGAGCGGCGG